TTTCTGTTTTTTTTTTTTTTTTTTTTTTTTTTTTGGTTACAGAAAAACTGTGCCAAATTTTATTAAACCCTTCTTCTCCAAGTTAATAATTAAATTACGCCCGCCTAGGACAAACTGCGTCCCGCATTTGAGTTAATCACTCGCTGCTATCGCCTCACGGAGATGAGTCCTACACACATTGAACATGAAAGTTGCTAATTTCCATATTTTGAATGTAGAGCGCTTCCGGTGATAAAATTATCATTAACTAATCATCGTATACTGGTCCCTAGAAAAATGATTTAGCATCAAAAACTAGGTCGCACATTATGAGAGATACTACTCTATATCCATAAAAAATAAAGAATCTAAAGTAGCATTGCCGCCCCCATTTCCAAACCTGTAGCAATAGTACTTCTATTGTCCCAAGCAAATTTCCCTGCGGTGCCCAAAGCACCCATCACTGATTGAAAAACTGACCCGCCTTCAGTAGAAGGACCGCCTGCATTTCCCTCAGAAACAGCTTTTGAAACTGATCCAAGAGCATGACTCATGGCTTCCATGTCTGGTTTCCCAGCAGATTTAGTCGCAGTCAGGATTTGTTGAAAGGAAAAAGCCTCAATGTTAATAGTCCAAGTAACATTGAACACAGCAGTGCTGGCTTGACACCCCTGAATTGCAATAGCAAGAATAGGAGTTGTTGTTGAATCTACAACCGAATTAAAAGTTCGAATTGCAAAATCAATTGCGCTGGCAGGCATCCAAATATGGTATGCCCCTTGGGCTGCAGCGCCAACATAAGAATAGTTATATTCAGCTAAGGATGAAAAAGTTGACGGCAAAACAAACAAAGCATCGGTGGGTGGTAAGCATGCCATAGCAATCTGACCTTGGTTTTGCAAAGCATTGCCAATGTAGTCTACTCTAGCACACATACTCACCACACGGTAAGAACCAACGTTATTAAGCAAAGCCCCGCCAAAGCCGTGCACGTTAAAGCCAATGTTGGTGTAATTAACTCCATCAATCGCAAGCGTTGACGAAGCACCACATTCACCGGACATAGCAAGACCAGGTGCAAGGTAAATTAACCCTGTCCCCCCAATCGAGGTAGTCCAAGTTCCAACAGTAACTATTTGCATCACTGCCCTTGGAAAGGTGGTCATGTCTGGTATTATTGACATATAATGTTCTGGGTTAGCTATAGAAGCTAAATAAGTATTGACGCGACGCGCCATCTTTTTCGCAGATCCTCCCGCTTTACCGAGATTAGAATACTTAGACCTCTGACGAGGCCCCCCACCTTCGCTTGCAATAAGTTCTTTCCTACGATCCTGCAATGATTGTTTCAGTCGTTGATCGATTTCTCTTTTTGAAAGGCCTTCAGCCTTGAGTTTCTTGAGCATGTTGGCTGACTTGGAATCTTGTCGAACGCCACCCTTACTCATCTTTACCCCATCAGTGGTCACCCGATGGGGTATGGGATTGACCATTACGATTATCCCCTCCAGTAGATCTCAAAGATCTCATCTGGAGTAAGCCAAGCATCAAGAGCTTGGTCGAAATATAAATCTCGAACCAAGTCTTTCTGTTGAAGAAACCAAGACTTATAGTCTTCCATTAAAAGCCGGAATTCATCATTAAACCAACAATGAATCCGCAACCCAGCAGCTCTCAAAAGAGAGTAACTAGGTTGATCGAGACGACAACCATAAAGCATTGAATGAAACTGTTTTTCAAAGTCGGGTACAGGTATCCATCGACCTCTCCACTTTGCACTCTTCTGACTACAAAAGCAAGAATCAGCCACTGAATGACCCTCCCAATCCGTACATGTTAACTCTAATTTATCTTCGACTGTATCACGATACATCTTAGCACTAAAGTTCGAGTCGGTTGCAACGATATTATCATCGCCACATAGACCAGCGTCCACACATTCCAAAAACTCGTGGCATTTACCACCAAAGTTAACAATGTATGCATACGCCAACATTCGAAAGTGGTGCAGTGTATTATCACTTGCAGTATTGACACCACCCGACGGATTTC